ACGATTACATGGTTGGTCATCGTCAGAGTTGTTGCGAATCGAAGCGATGCGTTTTCGGAACGGCGTTCCTGTTGCAGTCGAGCACGTCATGGGTTTTGAGCACGTTGAGTAATCGTGCCAAGTTTAGGTTAATGGACCATGTTTGGCGCATTGTTGGCGCAATTAGCAAAGACGTTTGGGATTGATAGAAGTGAATTACATCAGAAATTACTACGGCGTCAAAGCAAAACGCGGCGGTCGCGTGAAGTACACAGGAGGCACAAGAGGCGAACGTTTCGGAACGATTAAGTCGGCCAGAGGAGGGTATCTAAAGATCCTGCTGGACGGTGACAAGTACGCTGGGACGTTTCACCCAACGTGGAAGCTAGAGTATCTGTAGGTCCGTGGAACAATTCATTACACTGCGCCGCGCAGTTTTAATATTAGCAAACCCAGTTGGATTTCCGAAGTGAAACGCATCGAAGTTAAACCAAACGACAAGTACGAAAGCCTTACGGTCGTTCGTGAAGTTGAAGCATCGGCAGCAGGCAAGCGACAGGTTCTCTGCAAGTGCATTTGCGGAAACGAGGTCACTGTTCGCTTGGGGCATCTCACTAGCGGTCACAGCCAAACGTGCGGGCGCTGCGGACTAGCTCTAAATGGCGTGCGTAAGACTGTTCGGGAATGGGCTTCGTTGTATGGTCTGAAGGAATCGACTCTGCGAGCCCGCCTAAAAGTCATGGACATTAGCGAAGCCCTGAAACGCGGGTAAAGCTATATGTGCTTCCACGTCGTTCTCTTTGCGATAAGGCAAACATTGGATAGGCTGACATTGAAACAATCTCCGATAGATTGGTATGTCTCGCCATTTGCGACACGCTTTCGGATCTCGCGTACAATGTCATCAGTCAACTTAGAGCGGCTGTTGCCTTCACCTTTGCTAGATGTTCCATGTGCAAGCTTGTCGTTCTCATTTTCAACGTGAGTTCCCCATGCGAGGTTTGAAACATGGTTGTTCAGTTTATTTCCGTCGCGGTGACGACATTCAAGTCCATCTGGCTTTGGACCGACAAACATCTCAAGTACCAGAGTATGGATTTTTGCGGTTCTCCTTTTTCCTGTTCCATGAAGAATAACAATCTTGTAGCCATGATTGCATTTGCAAATAGCAGGACACCTAGCCTTAGACCACGGAAGAACGGTCTTGCTGCTACCTCGAACACAAACAGACAGAACTGTACCATTTTCATCAATGGCGTAACGTGGATATCCAGGAATTACACGAAAGCCTGCTGGAACGGTATTATTGGAATCAGACATTGCTCGGTTCCTTGAAAACTGAGTGATGTTAAGAAGTCCGTTCCGATTTAGCAGATCGGGCGGACTTCGTTTTTATGACACTTGCATTGTAGCAAAACGGGTGATCGGTGGAAACCAAAACGTCAAGCCCTTACTACGACCTTATCCCGAAGAACCCAATCGAAAACCTTAAATGGCGAATGCGATGTCGTGAACGCGCCATGGTGGATAAGAAGTTTCGAGACGTGCTTTATCAAGCGTGCATGGAAGACGTTTGCTTTTGGATGGCTGCTTTTTGCTGGGGATACGACCCTCGCGCCCGTTTCAAGATCGTGCCGTTCATCCCTTATCCGCACCAGCAATCTGTGTTCATTGCGATGGATGAAGCCATCGACACAGCAGAGCGTGAAGAGCGCGCTCTGGACGTGATACTCGACAAGTCGCGTGCTCAGGGCGGTTCGTTTGGCTATCTGTGGATCGACCTTCGGCGATGGCTGCGAGATCCAATGTTCTCGGCTGGCTTCGTGACTCGAAACGAAGACTTGATCGATTCCAAAACCGACTCGAACACTGTGCTGTGGAAAGTCGCGTGGGCACTCGATCGACTTCCGTTCTGGATGCGGCCCAACTTCGAACGGCATCTTGGCCAGCACGCTTTCATCAACCACGACAATGGCTCACTGCTGCGCGGTTACTCCGCTGGCCAGGACGTTGCAGCCGGTGGTCGCGCGACGGTGTTCACAGTGGACGAAGCTGGAACTCGTGACTTCGTGGCTGGTGGGAAGGACGAAGCGGTTCAGGAATCGATTCAGGACGTGACCAACTGCGTGAGGATGGTCAGTGCACGTTACGTCGACGATGGCGTGTTTCATCGGTTGTGCGAGAATCCCGACACTAAGAAGAACGGCCTGCATCTAGTTTTGGATTGGAAGGATCACCCTCTTCAAAACAAGCACTCGTACATTGTGCGCGAGGGCGTTCCGATCGCCATGAAGCCCGAGGATCAGCCAGCAGTCAGCCAGTACCACAAAGAAAATCCTGATCTTCGGAACAGGCTCGAAAGAAAAGGCTTTAAGTTTGACGGAGTTGTTCGAAGTCCGTGGTACGACTCTCGATGCCTGCGGCCTGCGGCAACTCCGCGGCTAATTGCCTCGCAACTCGACCGCAATCCTCGCGGCGCCGTTGGGAAGGTGTTCTCATCCGACCTGCTCGACCGCATGAAGCGAGAGCACTGCAAGGGGCCAGTGTGGGTCGGTGTGCCAGTGTTCGATTCCGAAACGCTCAAGCTCACTGGGTTGATTCGCAGGGACGATGGACCGCTGAAGCTATGGTTTCTTCCTGGCATCGACAACACGCCACCAATGGGACCGTTCACTGCTGGAGCCGACATCGCTTCTGGCGGGGTGAGCGCCTACGCTTCAAACTCTGTTCTGACTGCCCTGGACAATCGAACGGGAGAACAGGTGTTGGAGTACGTCGTCAAAGGCGTAGAACCACGTCCGTTCGCACGAAGTTGCGTGGGGCTGTGCATGTGGCTGCGAAACGCCTTGCTGGGTTGGGAGGACTCAGGGGCGTCTGGTGGATATGCCAAAGAAATCATGGAGGTTTTGTATTATGGAAATGTGTTTTTCCGAAACGTGACACAGCTTGGGTCGCAGAAGAAAAGCCGCAAGCCTGGCTGGCCGTGCCAAGATCCAGACAAGGCGGATATGTTCGAGCAGTTCTCGCTGGCCATGCAAGATGGCAAGTGTGTTCCACGTTCGGAACAGATGATTGTCGAGTGCGGGGAATACGAGTGGGACGGTTCCAAGATCGTTCATTCGCCAACGAAAAACAGAGGCTCAACCGACAAGAATCACGCTGATAGGGCCATATCTGCTGCTGGCTGCTGGCTGGTGTTTAATACCGACAATGCGGGTGATAAGATTGACACAAACGAAGAAACAGGTCAAACTCCGCAATATGGTAGCTGGCTGTGGCGCGAACAGCAGGAGCGACGAAATGTGAGATCCGACAGTCCGCGATACGGTATTCGAGACGTTCTTAGGCACTAGCAATTCGGAGATAAAACCCGATGGCAGATAAGACAGAACCGACTTTAGAAGAAAAGCTCGACAAGGCGACTGAGACACTCATCGATCAAATTCGCCCGAGCCTCAAGCCACCTGAGCAGCTTCAGCAGACCCAGGCACTGCTGAACATAGCACACGCGAAACAACTGCTTACTGAAAGGAAGCCATTACCGAAGAAGTCAGGGACTAGCGATTCCTGAGGCGCTGACAACCACAAGGCATAGGCGGAGTAGCTACCGTCGAGATGCCGTTTAACATCGCAGCCTTTAACGGGGGTCTGCGTTCACTTCTTAAAGGAGGAACGTAATGCCCAGTAAAGGCGAAAAAAGAAAAGAGCAGCAACTACGGCAGCGACCACAGCGACTGAAGCGACAAAGGCAAAAGCGAAAGGAACGTAGCGAATGGTGGAGAGGATTCAGAAGCTCGCTTGCGTGCGTGTCATGCGGAATGACTGATTGGCGGTGCCTGGAGTTTCACCACAGAGATCCAGCAACGAAAAAATTCAATGTGTCTGAGACTATAATGTTTTCCTTTTGAACCTGCATATGATCGACCTCTCCAACGGCGAAAAAAGAGGGCGGCTGTTAAAGGCCATCAAATCATCGCGAGAAGCGATGGAACCCTTTCGTCGTGTGCGCAAGGAGTTGATCAAGGACTACGTTGGGTCCTGGTACGCCGAGGGCGGGGCAGAGAACAAGACGCTCATCAACCTCATCAACCAGACGGCGCGCATTTACACGATCTCGCTAGCAGCGAACAACCCGCAAGTCTTGGTGTCTACTCCGCGGTCAGAATCGATTGCGTTCGCTCGCAGGTTCGAAGTCAATCTGAACAAGCTCATTGGCGACATGGCACTGGACCAGACGTTCAGAGATATTGTCATGGATGCGTTCTTTTGCCTGGGCTGTGGCGTTGTGATGATGCGTGACACAGACACGCGGTTTCATGGTCTGCTCGAAGCGGAAGAGGATGTATGGCTCGATCCAGGGGAGCCTTGGTTCAACCGAGTGTCGCTGGACGACTTGATACTGGACATGACGGCCAAGGAACGGAGCAAGATGCGGTACTGCGGTCACCTCTACCGCGCCGATTTTGAAAAGGTCATGGACGAGCCTGGCTATTCAAAGAAAGTCAAGGATAAACTCAGCCCGACCAGTCGCACGCACCACGATGCAGTTGGTTCAGTTCGCGACATTGCTTCAGAGTACGGAAGTGCTGAAGACAATGACCTGAAGGACATGATATGGCTGATGGACATATGGATCGCAGAGAACAACTCCATTGTCACAATGGCTTGCGATCAGGACATCGAATCGCTCATTGAACGCGAGTGGACTGGCTCTCAAGCTGGGCCATACAAGTTTCTGTCTTTGGGCGACACGCCAGATAACGTCATACCAACTTCGCCAGCGGTCAACCTGAAGGGAATGCACGACCTTCAGAACAGGCTGCATCGCCGAATGGAAGAGGACTCGGATGCTCACCGAGTCGTAAATGTGTACCCGCCAGGCATGGAGGACGACGCAGACCGATTACGGACCGCTGAGCGGAACGGCTGGTACCGCGGTAAGAGCCCAGAGCAAATCAAGCAGTTCGAAACGGGCGGCGTTGACCAGCGGGACATGGCGCTGGCCACGTTCCTGCAAACCGAGTTTGATCGCATGGCTGGCAACCTTCAGGCGATGGGCGGGCTTGGGTCGCAGGCAAGCACAGTCGGCCAGGAGGAACTGATCCATGGCCAGTTGTCTAAAAACGTGGCCGACATGCGGCTGGCTGTAGTGAACTTTGCTTCTGCTTGCATCTTGGACCTTGGGCGGTTGATGTGGGAGGACCAGACACTTGAACTACGCACTTCGATGCCTGTTGGTAATAGCGGTATTCAAGTCAATGCCGATTGGATTTCTCCGCTTAGTCAGAACGACGATCTTGTCCGTCAAGGGCTTCAGTCCCCAGCTAGAGTTGGAAACTTCGAAGATTATGAATTTCGGGTGGAGCCGTACTCGATGGTCTTCAAGACTCCACAGCAACACCTTCAAGAATACTTCCAGGTGCTACGGGAAATCGCGCCGCTATGGCCCATGTTCCAGGCATCGGGCGCAACGCTGAATGTCCAGGTGCTCGTGAAGGAAATGGCTCGGCTGATGAACAAACCAGAAATCGAGCAGCTCATCACGTTCGCGACGCCGAGTGACATGCTGGGCGGAGATCAGAACACCGTGCGGTCACCTGCGGTTACGACGCGAGAGACTGTTCGTCGCAACGTGCCAAGCGGAGGTACTGAGCAAGCCCGCAGTAACGCTCTCATACAAACGTTGATGGGCGGCAAGCCGCAGGTCAACGGACAACAATCTGCAATGTTAAATAGGGCGCCAGCATAATGCCCAGGAAAACAACAAAAGTTCAACGTTACTGCAAACAGTGCGGAGACCAGTTCTTTGCTTTGCAAAGTGTTATTGATAAGGGGCTTGGCATCTTTTGTAGTCGCGATTGTTACCTCGCTTCCAGCGGGAAATCGCCTGCACGACCAATGGTAAAGCGAGACTGCAAGCAATGCGGAAAAGAATTCTTCATCAGACCTCGCACAGCAGATTCAGGGAAAGGCATCTTTTGTAGTCCAGAGTGCTGGAAAGAATCTCCAAAGCCTGCACCCATTGTCACATGCGGTTGCTGTGGAAAAGTATTTGCAGATCCAGGTAGATACAGGCCTAAATACTGTTCGCCTAAGTGCTATCAGAATTCACGACCAAAGGCAGTGAAAGAACCGTCGAGACCTCACAAGCATGATAAGTGGGTTCTGGCTATCATCCTACGAGACAAGAAGTGTGTTCGATGCGGGACTTCGGAAAACCTGCAGGCTCACCACTTGAAAACGTGGAGAAGCCATCCCGACTTGCGTTATGAGGTTTCAAACGGCGTAGCGTTGTGCCCATTGTGTCATCACGCACAACACCCAAAACTGCCGCTTGAGCGATTCATAGCGTCAGGCGGGAAGAAGGTTCAGCA